TACCACAACAACCTCTGCGATCTTACACATTAAATCATGGCAATCAATTGATACTAATTTGTTTTGTCCTTTAGCTACTGCATCGAAAAATATATTAGCAGTGAATTGAAATAGATCAGCTAAAGGTGCAGGACCACTAGCTCTACCGCCAAATGTTTTAAGTCTTGCTCCTTGTGGTCGAACATTACTCAGATCCCACTGAGGTATCTGTCCTGAATAAAGAAGAGACATAAACTCTTTGTAGGCTTTTGCCCATCCAATCTTTGAGTCAGCTACTTTTATTGCAGTATCTGTGTAGTGTATTTCTTCAGGAAGGTCAGGAAGTTTATTAATGTATTGTCGTTCAACACTGAACCCAACACCTGTACCACACATAAGTATGTAAAGTGTTTCATCGAATGCTCTAGGTGTATCAACAGCAACATAACTACAGTTAAAACCTGCAACATTGTCGCGTTCTAATGCCTTACCTGCTGACATTAAGGCTCTCATACTCGGCATTATGTCCAAGTTAAGCACAGCTTGTTCTAACTGTGGTCTCATGTCTGCTATATCTGTATCGTTATTCTTCTTTAAGTGTTCTTGCATAAAGTCAAAGTATCTTGCAACTGTCTCTTGCCAAGTCTCTCGTCTGTTAAGTTCTTCATTCCATCTAGCATACCTGCTTAGATGTATGAACTCTTGATATTGTGTGGGTAGTTTAGTCTCGTTCTTCATCTTTTAAAACTCCCATCAATTTTTTCTCGTACCATTCTGCTTTCTCCAAATCCTGTATTCCGTTCTTGTATTTAAATCTCCAGCGATATTTTAAGGAGTTGCCGCGTAGGTAGCCTACAAATTCTTCGTGTGTAAGCATAGCTTCGATAGCATCTATACATTCTATATCACCTTTGTTATAGTGTGGTGGATGGTTAACTAAGTCTTTCATTTCTTCCTCGTTGTAGTAAATCATTTTAGCCATTATTATTCTTCTCTCCAATTCTTAGGTAAACTCTCTGTGCTGTACCATCTGAATCCATTCTTTGAGGCCCACTCACCATGGCTTCTCTTTGTTCCGTCTCTTCTGACTTTTGCAGCAGGCATAGGTGCTGAAGGATTAGAGAATAAGAATACTAATTCACAATCATCTGGTAGTATCTCTTTAATCCATTTGTACTTATTGTATTCAGCATAATCCCAGAACCTACCTTTTGCTTCAAGATAAATAACTTTATCTTCTAAGATACGAATGAAGTCAGGATGATACTTGTGTGGAATACTATACTCTATGATTCCTTTGTGGTGTTCCCAATTTTTTAGTTCTTCCTGGTGTAGATCATATTCCCATTTGGAATCGTATCCTTTAGGTAGTCCTTTTTCAATTGGTCGTTTCTTTCTTGGTTTTCTTTTCATTAGTGTCTCGTCTCATCTGTTGGCATATCCATTCCAAGTTCTCGTAAGTTTAGTTCTTCACCTATAAGTTCTTTGAGTTTATGTAATAGTACAGTATCTATTTCATATAGCTCTGTGCCTGAGAAAAGTACACCACCTATTGCTGTAATTAATTCATCTAAAGGAATAGCAGTAATATCTATTTCTATGGAATCTCTTTCTTTGTCTGTAGTCATCATTGTAACTCTTTATTTAATTGTTCTAGTGTTAAATCGGGATTTCTTTTTACTTTTTTGTATATCCATTTTAAAGAATAAGCACTCAGTAAAAATTTCCTATTCGTATATATGTGAGTCTGCTCAGATAAATACTCTTCGATATTGTTTATGTTGATCTGTTGTTTATCTTCTTCATTAGGTATGATCGAATACAACCACTCAACTAGTAATTCTTTACCACGTTTCCTAAGTCTCTTAGCTTTTCTTCCATTCATTTGTTACCTCTCTAACTCGTGGAAGTTTTGCAACATTTGTCAAGTACTCAAGTTTCTTAGAATATTTAAATACTCTTAAACCTTCACCATCGTTAGCATCTGCGTGACAAACAAACTTATGTCTGCACCATACACAAGGTCTAGCAATTTTCATGTTACCCGAAACTCCATCAGCTACAGTAGCATAACATTTCTCAGGTGGAGTATCTTGTTTAATCTGTTTCTTTAAAGTTTTAATCCTTTGTACGATATTAGGTTTGTCTAGTTCTTGTGGTCTAAACAAAGCAAGTTCTCCGTTCTCTTTATTAAGAGTAAGGAATCCACCGTGTGTTGTTCCTTCTGCTTCTTCGTACCCTGCTATCTGTGCCATGTAACCAAACGGATCGTTGTCAGGTAGTGTTCCTTCTTTGAATTTCTTGAATGCAAAACCTGAAGCTGTCTTAACATCTACTACTTCACCATCAATCTTACAATCCATGTGGCCTTTAATACCTTGTACTTTAACTTCCTTTTGTTCGTCAGTTACTTCGTGTCCTGCTAGTCTAGCTAAAAATAATACGACTTCTTCCAGGATATGACCATATAAAAACTTAATCTGTGTTGAAGCAGAGAAAGAATTTTTCTGATCTGTAGCTTTCATGTCGTACCACAACTGACGGTTGGGTTTACCTACGTTTGACATTCTCAAGGTAGGTTTGTTAACAGGATGTTCTCCTGACCAACCAAGTAATGCTTGTTTCATTGACTCACCGAAAGCTGTAGCTGTTTCTTCTGAAACTCCTAATGATTGTCCTTCTGTAAGTGTGTCAAGTTTGTCGTATATATCTTGTACGAGTGTGTCTAATGTTTTTTTCTTCATTCTGTATGCTCCGCAAATCTTAGTTCTCTATTGTCAGGATTAAAAAGTAAAAACTGTACTCCTAATTTTATTTGGAGTCCTGTCCTACCTGCTTTAAACTGAACTTTGTTTCCTGTTTTACATCTATGATCAGGCTGTGATGTTTTTACATCTATCAATGTAACGTCACCTTGTTTGGTCATAGCTATCATATCTATTGGACCAGTGCAGCCTGAGTTTTGAAAAACTTCATAGCCTTGATCCCATAACCAGGTGACTGCATAATATTCAGCAAGGTCACCTTTTCTATTTGAATTGTTCTTTGGAATACCTGTTTCATCTTCTTTTAACCACTCACTCAAATCTTCTTCTGTTAATTCAAACTCTTCACCCAAACTAAGTTGCATTGATTTATCTCTAATGAGTTTCACTCCAGTCTTCTCCTGTTTTATATTCGGCATCTAATGGACAGTGCATTTTGTAATGATCACCAGCATCTTTAATGGCTTGCACTGCTAGTTGCCCGAATTGTTCTGTGTGTTCTGTCTTAACTTCCACTTGCCATTCGTCATGGATGTTAGCAACAAATTTATAATCTAATCCTTCGTCTTTAGCGTTAGCATCTAACATAACTAAAGCTCTCTTCATTACTATGGCTCCGCCACCTTGTAATAAACTATTCAAAGAAGAGTGTACGTTTCTTATATGTATTCGTCTTCCGTCAATTCCTTTTAAGTATCCTTTCGTTGCTGCTTTTGTAACTCTATCTCGAAGAGCCTTAAATGTTGGTTGATTAGCAAAGAAGCGTTCTCTAATGCTTCTGCCAGCCTTCTCGCTTCCGCCAACCAATTGTCCAAGTTTTTTATTTCCTGCTCCGTACAAGAGTGCATAGATGAAAGTCTTTGCCTGATTTCTTGATTTAAGTCCAGCAATTTTTTGATTGCGGGAGTGTATGTCTCCATATATAATTTCATTTGTAAATTCCTTATCTTTCATATAGTGTGCAAGCATTCTTAATTCCAAACCGCTTGCATCAATGCCTACAAGTTTGTATCCTTTTTGTACAGTCCAACATTCTCTGCATTCTGTTCCGTAAGGACTCTTAACGGAAGGTACTTGAGCCATGTTAGGCGCTCTATGACTCATACGACCTGTGATTGTACCATTAGGTATAACAAACCCATGTACTCTACTGTCATCTTCAACTGCATTAATCCAGGATTCGATCTGTGCTATCCTCTTTTGCAGCAATAGAAACTCAGCAATTAACTGAGCTTCTGGAATATCTTTTATGCGACCTAAGATTTTCTCGTCAACTACTGGTTGTCCTGTTGGTGTAAATCTGTATGGTTTCCAACCAAAGTCTTGTAAGTATTCGCCTATTTGTTTCCTTGAACCTAAGTTAAAAGGTTCTTCGTGTTCTCTTATAATCTTTTCTGTGCCTTCAGCAAACTCTATTTGTTCGTCTAAAGTTAGATGTACTTTCTTTCTTGTATCTAAGTTAAGTCCAAGCTTAGAAAGCGCACCAGTCTTTGTGTGCTGTGGTACTATCTCTTCTCGCATTATCTTAGGCTTGAAGGTTTCGTGTACTTCGTTCTCAACCTCTGACATTCTTTTGTAAAGACTTGCCAAAAGTTTCTCAGCTTTTGTTTGGTTAAATTTAAAACCATCTTGTTCTTGTGTCTTCATTATAGAAGCTATAGAGTGTTCTAAATTAACAGACTCCATTGAGAAACCTTTGGCTTCCTTTTTAAGGACATCAAGTACAAGTTTATTTACTTGAACATCTCTGACACAGTAATCTAACATCTCTTTAGAATACTTACTGTAATCATCGAAGTCTATCTTAGGAAGATTAATATCAGGATGATAGCCCCACATATTTAGACTATGGCCACCTTCTCTAACTGGATTAAACAACCTAGATAACACAAGAGTATCAACTAATTTCTTAGATGTTAGATCAACACCAAGTAATTTCTTTATGTAAGGTATGTCAAAACCTATGATGTTATGCCCGATTAAAGTATCTGCTTTTTGAAGTAACTCAAGACCTGACTCCAGTTGGTGAGGAGCAAATTTATAAATCTGACCAGAGTCAGAATCTTGAGCGACAATACACCAAACTTTGGTAGCTTTGATGTCATCTGTTTCTATGTCAAATACTAAACTAAGCATATTCATTAAACTCTAAATCGTTGTTATCATCTTCGTAATCTTCAGAAGGTATTTCATTTAACCTTCCTGTTTCTCTATCATATAGTAATCTACTAGCTAGACCTACATCACCAGTGTATCTGGATTTTAATACTCTCAAGAGCGTAGTGTTTGATTCGTCTGGATCGTCTGCTTGTTGGTTGCGTTCCAATCCTATGACACAATCACTGAGTTGCGCTATACTCTGAGAACCTCTCAAGTGACTTAGGTTCACCTGTATTCCGTTCTCGTGTCCTTTGTTACCATCTACTCGTCTAAGGTGTGACACCAGTATAAGACCAGCACCAGTCTCTTCACAGATAGATCTAAGTTTAGTCATTATAGCATCGATAGCTCTGCGTTCATCACCATCTATTGTGGCTGACACTAACATATGTAAGTGATCTACGATTACCCACTTACATCCACAACCTACGATCATGTATCTAAGTTTAGAAAAGATCTCTTCGATAGAGTTAGTACCAAAGTGCGCATGAATCCATACACGATTCTCATTCTCTCCGTTATAGAGTATGTCAAAGTATTTATCAATCTCTTCTTGTGAGAATTTTTCTAATTCCTGGTCTATATATAATCTAGCGTTAGCCTCAATAGATAGAATACCACTGATTGTTCTGTTAGGATCTTCCTCTAATGCAATGATACCTACATTATCGTCTGTTTCTTTAATAAGCCAGTGTTCTAGCTCACGAGTTACGCTTGACTTTCCTAAACCTGTACCACCTGTAAAGGTTACTAACTCTCCAGAACGAAGTCCGTATAGTTTCTTGTTCAATCCTTGAAATGGATAAGGAACGCTTTTCTTCTTTTCTCTTGTAAAGAATTTAAGTTTATAATCTGATACATTAATAACTCCTGCAGGCGTGTAAGTCTTAGCTGCCCACCACGCTTGGCTAAATGCATTTGCTTTGTTTGCAAAGAGCATTTCATTAGGATCGTTAAACTGTTCAGGCAGTGTCATTATTCTAGCCTTGCTTGGAGTAAACAACCTAGCTACCTTTTGAGCCGCTTTC